TCCAAGGTATCCGTAACGGTGGCGGAGCGAATCCTGGAAACTACGTTCCAACCGATTCTACAGAACGCCGGTGGATGACGTTATCAAACGGTTCAAAAATTTGCGACTTCAACGGCAACGTATTTCAGTGGGTGCGTGACGACGTTCAAGGCAACGAAAAAGGTCTCATGGCAAAGAAAATTAAATCAGATTCAATTTCTCTGACTACTGCACCCTACAAATCCGAAACAAAGGGAATGGGCTATCGACCAGATGGAGAGCGTGATTGGTCCGGCCGTGCGCTCGTTCGGGGCGGCTGCTGGAGCTCGAACGACCGTGCGGGCGTCTTCTATCTCATCTACTGCCATCCCGAGTACGAGGGCGACACCGTCGGCTTCCGCTGCACCCAATCATAGATCGGGTCGCTGTTCTCAGGTCACAGGTCACGGCGTAGCTGTGACCACTATTCGGAGATTGAAATGCAAACACTAAAAAACTGGATTATCACCGCACTGGCAGCGTTCGCGTTTTTGGTGATCTGTTCTGTCGATGATGGATTTGAGGAAAAGCAGCACGCCGCTGACGATGTGGAAGCTGCGCAGACTCAGGCTCAACTTGATGCTACTCAGACCAAGCGCGAATTGAAGTCGCGGCAAATTTACATGGATCACCTTTTATCGCTGGATCGACTCAAAAAATGAAACAGATTCACTTTGTAGTCGGGATGTACAAGCTGTACCGGAAGTCCGGCCACAGCGTTTTCAAATCAATTAAAAAATCTTTACGGGGTTAGACATGAATGAAGTAGCCATACAAGAGGGATCATTTTCCCTTTCACCGAGGAATCTTGCAGAGGCAATGGAATACGCCAAGATCATCGCGTCGTCCGACATGGTTCCGAAGGATTACATCGGAAAGCCTGGCAATGTCCTTGTCGCAGTTCAAACGGGCGCTGAAGTTGGTTTGAAGCCAATGCAGTCACTTCAAGGTATTGCGGTCATCAATGGTCGCCCAGCTATTTGGGGCGACGCGATGTGGGCTCTGGTGGTCAGCCATCCTGAATTTGAAGGATTCCGCGACGAGAACACTGACCAGCAATCTACCGTCTGGCTCAAGCGCCGCAACCAGGGTGAAATCATGCGGTCGTTTTCGCTTGAAGACGCGAAAAAGGCCGGCCTACAAGGCAAGCAAGGTCCGTGGACTTCAAATCCCAAACGAATGATGCAGATGCGGGCACGCGCTTTTGCTGCACGCGATCTATTTCCCGATGCGCTCAAGGGAATCAAATCTGTCGAAGAAGTCCGCGACTACGGTCCGGAGCTTGAAAAGGATATGGGCCCAGCCGAAGTAATTACGCCAACTGCTCAGGATCAGCGGCAAACCTGCTCAAAAGAAAAGTTTGATGAAAATCAATCTGCGTGGCGTCAGCTGGTAATCACCGGGAAAAAATCAGTTTCCGACTTGATCACCACGTTGGAAACAAAAACGATCCTTACTGAAGACCAAAAACTGACCATTGATTCTTGGTCGCACGAAAACGAATAAGGGGAAAAAATGAAAATCCATAAATTAATCCAAGGAACGCCCGAATGGGATCAATTTCGGCTGGAGCATTTCGGTGCCAGTGAGGCAGCTATGATGCTTGGCCTATCCAGCAAAGTAAAGCGCACCGAACTGCTCCATATGAAACACACCGGCATCGCGAAAGAGTTCAGCGACTGGGTTCAGGAAAAAATTCTGGATCCCGGTCACGAAGTCGAGGCACTGGCGCGCCCGATTAACGAACGCACGCTCGGTGAAGATTTGTACCCAGTAACCTGCTCAGAAGGTCTTCTGTCTGCTTCGTGTGACGGTCTGACGATGTTAGAAAACATTGGCTTTGAACATAAGCAGTACAACGAAGCACTGTTCGAAGCTGTTTCAAAGGGCGAATTGCCAGATGAATACATGCCTCAGCCACAGCAATGTTTGATGGTGACTGGTGCCGAAAAATGGCTGTTCTGCGTGTCGGACGGAACTGAAGATCGCATGGCGACAATGTGGATCTATCCCGATCCTGTGTGGTTTGACCGAATCGCTCAAGGATGGACGCAGTTTGCAATCGACTTAGAAAGCTATCAGCCCGTTCAGTTTGATGAGAAACCGGCAGGTAAAGCTGTGATTGAACTACCCGCCCTATTCCTGCAGGCTGAGGGAAAAGTCGTTAATTCAAACATGGAAGCGTTCGGCACTGCGCTGACATTGCACCTGGCTGAAACTCGTCAGATGGTCTACGTCACTGATCAGGATTTCGCCGACGCCGATAAGCGCGCCAAGTTGTACCGCGAAACCTGCAAAAAACTAGAGATCACCAAGGCCGCGATGTTGGAACAGACCGTGAGCATCGGCGAGGCATTCCGTTTGATCGACACATGGCACGAAGACCTACGCGTGACCGCGTTGCAGATTGAAAAGGACGTCACCAAAAACACCGATCTGAAAAAGGTCAACATCATCAATGAAGGAAAGATCGCGTACACGGCGTTCATCACGGAATTGGAAAAGGGAATTGCACCGATCCGCCTGAACTATACGATGCCAAACTTTGCCGAAGCCATCAAGGGAAAACGTCTTTTCTCTGCAATGCACGACGCAGTTCAAACCATGCTTGCGAACGCAAAAATTGAGACAAACAAGGTCGTCACTGGTATTGCCGCGAATCAGAACTGGCTCAAGCTGCACGATGACTACATGTTTCTGCTTAACGACTTGCAGACGATCATCTATAAGCCTGCTGATGATTTTCAACGGCTTGTTAGTAGTCGTGTTAAAGAACATCAGGATGCAGAGGCCGAAAAGCTGGAAGCTGCCCGCCAGCAGGCGATCACCGAAGAACGCGCGCGCGCGGAAACGGCTGCAGCGATTGAAGCGGCCAAGGCCAAGGAGGCCGAGGAGCAACGCCAACGCGCCAAGACTGCGGAAGAAGCCAAACGGCAGGTCGAAGCGTTCGCCAACGCGGTGACATCCAATTCAGCAAAACCGGCGCCAGTAGAGCCATTTCCGTTTCCAACCAGAGATGAAGCAACGATCCAGCGCATTCCGCCACCAGCAGAACTGATGCCTTCGCCAAGAACTGAAACGCCGCCAACCCTGCGCCTCGGCCAGATCGTTGAGCGCCTCGGATTCACTGTGACGGCTGACTTTCTTGCGTCGCTCGGCATTAACCACGTGACCAAGGAAAAGTCATCAATCCTTTATCACGAACGTGACTTCCTGCGTATCTGCGACTCCATTGCGCAGCATTTGGCAACGCTCTACCGGCAGCACAAACAGGCCGCGTAACCACCAGTAGTAAATTTATCAATCAATTGGAGATTCACATGAGTCACGAAATCAGAGAACGATCCGCAATAAAGATGTTCCCAGTAGTCAGTAGTCAAATCTCTCACGTTGGGCACGACGCGGCACACAACGTCCTTGCTATTCAATTTCCTGGCAAGTCAGGTGCAGCGGGCAGTTTGTATCACTACAAAAACATTACGCCGCAAATTTACAAGGAACTGACCGAAGCAAAATCAGTTGGATCGTATTTCATCCAAAACATTAAAAAACATCCGGATCGCCACCCGCACACACGGATTTCGTAACCAACTATTCCACGGAACTTGGTAGCTATTTTCAACGCAGCAAAAATTCGGAGATAAAAATGGACGAAGTTATTGAACAAGCAGCAGTCACAGAAAAGGCAGAGCTCGATCAAACTCAGATCGGCCTGTACAGAAAATTCAATGTCAGCCGCACGGATGGTAGTAGCGCACCTGGTGGCAAGCACGAGAATGACGAATATTTCGTCTTGAATTTAACCACGGATAAGCATGCAATTCCAGCGCTGAAAGCTTACGCAAAATCATGCGCCCAAGATTTTCCTATTCTGGCGGTTGAACTGCGTGCCAAGGTTAAAGTGTTTAGTCAGGATGAATTCGTAGTGGTGCCAGAAACCACTTTGCCAAACGGCGCGGTGGTCCCTGAATTCCGCGTCGGTAAATACATCACTGGTCGAGATGATGATGTTTTGGCGATCACGGCATCTGCAACGCCATGGATAGAAATCAATTTCCGCGATTCGAAGACTGAGGCGGAAAAGGCAGCATTGAAACTTATTACCGAAACTCAGTATTTAGCGATCGCGCACAACGTTGCGCAGCAGCCGATCAATTGGACAAGTGGTGTGGTCGGCGAAGGAAAACTGTTTCAGGGTATC